CTAGGCGCACAGCTGCTATTCCGTCAATTCACGAAGAATACCCACACGTACAGTTTACTAGGGCTGGCGCAGAGGCTCTGGGTGAAGTCGGTCGAGCTACTGGTGTACTTGGTAGCTCGATGCGTACGCTCGGCGAGTCTATTGGGACATTGGGTAAAGCTTATGATAACGTTGGTAACGAGATGTACCAACGTGCAATGGGATTGGTAGAGCTTGAGCAGGAGAAGAAGGTCAACGATGCTACCATTGGCTACGAGATGGGCCAAATGGACCGTGATGAGAAGTTCAGACTCAAGGAAGGAACAGCTGCTGATAGCGAGGCACTAAAAGCCCATTTGACGGAAAGTGAGAATGCACGTCAAGCAATAAAGAACACGCTAAGTCCATATTCGCAGGCGAAATTTGATCAGGCAACGACACGAGCATTCATTCAGTCGGCCCGTCTTGCTTCAACGCATGCTGCGACTGAAACCAGGAAAGCAACGGCTGGTTCTATACAGGCGTTGATTGATACGACTACAGCGCAGATGGCTAAGACCACAGAAGACGTGGACTTTAAGGCTGGTCAACAGAGGGTCTATGATCTAGTCGGGCAACTTCAGCATCTCCACGGTTGGACTAATGAAGAGACTTCGCTCTTCTACAAAAAACAAATCGAAGATGCACTAGCATCACGAATTAAGGATTTGTCTTTGAAAGACCCTGGTCGTGCTATGCAGATGCTTGAAGAGAACAAAGAGGGATTTGCTAACCTAAAGCTATGGGACCAAACATATGAACACGTTAAGCGAGAACGTGATTGGTCAGGCTCAAGACACATTGGTGATCAAGTCAGGAGTGAGATGCCCGATGCACCACTAGCTGATTGGGAGAAGCGTGCTGCTGAGTTAGCCGAGCGAGATGCACCTGGAGATGATAGGTACAAGAAACTAGCCATAGGCGAGGCCAGAAATAGGTTCGCTCTTGCTAAGCAAGAAGAAATTGATCAGACGCAGAAAGATCATAAGGTGTTAACTGACGCAGCTATGGGCAAGCCTGGGCAAAGGCCAAAGACTTGGGATGAGTTCCTGCTACTGCCTGGAGTTAGAGATGCGCTAGATCGGCACGGCAATACTATTGAGGATCACTTGCGCCGTATTGTGCTGGACAATCCAGATCGGGATCGAACTATAGCGGCTAACCACGATGAAATATTCCGCAACATCCGTGGTAATCTGATGTACGACCACAAAGAAGAAACAGTGGCCATGATAGCTGCTAACCCGAGTTACATTAGAAGCTTGCCCATAACAACTCGTGAGCAAGACGAACTATATAATATCTATCAAGCCGAGCGAGCTAGGGAAGGTAAGTCTGAGGCTCAAGCCAGGGTAGATCACGGCTATAACGTGCTGAAGGGTGCTTACCTAGTGCCGAAGCAATTCATTACTAATGCATCTACTAACAAAGACAAGATAGCAACATTCAAGTCTATTCTAGGTGAGTACGCTGAAAGAGAGATAGCTGATAAAAAGAGGGCACTTACTGATGCTGAGTGGAAAGAACTGGGTAAGAGAGCATTGCATGAGACACAATACCCAGGGTGGTTTGGGACAACGGCCCATAAACCTTATTGGCAAACATTTAGAGGTTCTGATGAACACAAAGCCTATATTAAGAGTGAGCGGGCAAAGTATCCTAACAAGAGTGACGAGGAGCTATATAGTGAATTCGTTAAGTCTAAGGTAGAGAAAGACCTTAGAGCTTTATCAGCAGTCCCAGCAAAACCAGTAGTCACAGTAAAACCAGTTAAGACCCAACCGGTTACACCATAATGCCCAGCCCGTCCGAGCAGTACGTTAATGACCTTGTACAGCTTACACGAGAGCGTGAGGCTAGAGAGGCGCAGACGAACGTCATCCAGGGCCTCGATGGCAATAAGAACGAAGCTGTGAAGTCGGTAGACATTGGAACCAGATCAGGCCAAGACCCTGAGTATATATACAGTAACTTCCCTATTGCATCGAAGGCTTACAAGTCCGATCTTGTACAGACCCTCACTGCTGATGATCCTAAGATCACGAAGTACTTTAGAAATGAGCCGCTGGCATCGATTGTGAGCCAAGATGATGTACCTAATCTAGTTGATTTTGGTCGTGCATGGAATGGTTTGAAAAGTTGGACAGCTGTACCAAGGCTCATGTATGCTGCTGCCAACTTGATCAAAACCTCTGAGAGTTCGCCTGATGCACTTGAGGTTGCAGGTCGGCATCTAGCTCATGCGGCTCCTGGTATGGGTGTTGGGGCCGCCGCTGGTGCGGGCGTCGCTGCTATGCTCGGTGCCGGGCCTCCTGGCTGGTTGGGGCTACTAGCTATAGTGGGTGGTGGTTTGCTTGCTGGCACTGCTGAAAGTTATGCACAGTCTTGGCTTACTCAGAAGTTCTGGCCAGAAGAAGCTGAACGGTTGCGTGCTGGGGAAGAGGAACACCCTTACGCTGCGCTGACTGGAGAACTTGGGTCTGCTGGTCTGTTCTTTAGGCCAGGGCCTATGGCGATGAAGGCACTGGTGCAATCAGTGCCTATACGAGCCCTTGCCGGTGGCGTCATGGGAGGCTTGAACCTTGGATCGCAAGCTATATTCAGAGACGAGATTGATCCAAAGGATGCCGTTGCAGCTGCTATTGGCGGCGCATTGTTCGCTGGAGAGCCTACAAAGCTTGGTGATATTGTTACATTCGGTAAGTTTGTTTCAACGCACTTAAAGAATGCCGAGTATCCACCAATTAACGTATGGAGGCCATGGGATCAGGTAGTGATCAGGGATACTGAAGGTGGTATGAAACAATACGATGAAGTAATGAGAGCTGCCGGTAAGTCGGAGACACGTGACATTAGTCCTGAAATGTGGGAGAAGTACTTAGATGATAAAGGTTCGGTCGGGCTGACATTCAAAGCTGTTCAAGGTCTGTACGGCGATAAAACGCCGACATCGGGCGACGGTATGCTAGGCGACGTGCCGGGCATAACGGATCAGTGGATGAGGTCAGCTATAACCGGAGAGGACATTCAAGTTCCGTGGACACATTGGACTAGGGTCGAGAACGAGGTTGAAAAGCAGTTGCACGATTTCGTTAGGCTTAACGATCATCTGAACACGCTGAATGAAAATAAGCTGATGGAAGAGCAACACAAGCTACCGGAAGCACCAACACCGGAAGTGCCACCCAGCGATAACCAACAGCTTCTTAATGACACTCGCAAGTCTATGGGTCTACAACCGCTTGAGGGCCTGCTTGAGCCTGGCGCTGTGATGCCTGCCAGAGAACAGCAGGCAATGCTCAAGGCGATAAACAAACGGAACCAAGAAGACATCGAAACTGAGGTACGGGTACAAAAGCGCAAAGCTGAACTTGAACTCAGTGAGGATTGGAACCGTGAAGCGGCCGAGCTTCATCCAGCAGTTAGCGACGAGATAGAGGCCAGACCAGATTTTAGTGCTTGGAGGTTTTTCGATCGAGGCGAGCTTGCGGGAAAGCAGCTTGGTAAGCTAAGACTTGATCCGAGGTTTCTTACTAAGGAACAGCTTGAAAAGTTTCCAAAGCACTGGCTCTCGGCAGAGGGTGGCAACCCGGATGAATGGGCATCCATGCTTGGGTTTAAGACTGGCGACGAACTTATCAACGACATGATAAGGTTCCGTGAGCTTAAGGGAGACAGAACCTATACGCAGTTGAAAGATCAAGTCGTTCGAGCCGAAGTAAAGCGCCAAATGGACCTAAAGTATGGAGATATGGACGAGCTTACAACACGGATGGCACGGGAGCGGACAACTGGATTAGCAGATGAGGATTTGGTTTGGAGTGAGATAGCCGAACTGGGTAAACGACTTGGTCAAAAGCCTAAGTACGATAGGGAAGAAGTTAAGTTGCAGGCGAAGGAATTATTCAGATCAGGTGAGTATGCTAAGCAATCGGTCATACGGTACGCTAGGGAGCTTGCTCGAACGGCTGCCACAACCAGTGCGGCGTGGAGGAAAGGAGATGTGGTCGGCGCATTCATTGGCAGACAAGAGACTGCCATGAAGCTTGCACTAGCTCGTGAGGCGTCAGCGTTTGAAAAGCGAATGAAGTCCGATGCTAACGTAGTTCTTAAACCATTGCGCAAGGTCAATCCAACTAATATGGACCCAGAGTTCGCTGATTGGGCACACTACATAATGCACCGAACTGGAATTCCAACTGCGAGGACAGAAGAGCATTTGGCTGAAACCATAGCCAAGCGTGGGAGCTACCAGACCCTTGAGGATTTTGTCAACTCGCATAATGTTCCGATTGATCCAAATGATCCAGCGGCGGTAGGGTTGCCAGTTGGATACCAAGATTACGGGACTACCTATAACCCGAACCTACCGATCTGGAATGAACTTCTTAGGGGCATTAATGTGCCACTCGACGAGATGACCGTTCGGCAATACGAAGCTACAATGAATTCCCTACGAGCATTGAGAAAGGTAGGTCAGGATAAAGGTAGGAACGTAATTGATCTTGAAGGCAAAGAGATCAGCATAATCGACTCGGCGAACAAGCTTGCTGCGGTGCTGGATAGCTTTGGTGAGGCTGTTAACCCGGTCAGTAAAGATCAAAGTTGGATCATGAAACTACGTCTATGGTCCAGGCGAATGAGCGTAGGTCTACAACATTATAGTCTTTTCACGGATAGAGTGTCAAGGTTCGACAAGACTGGTATTTGGAACGAGCTTGTCTTCAACCCGGGTATGAGAGCGGAAGAGCGTTGGCATGAGATAAATGACGAATTGAAGCCGATGGTCCGTGAGGCGTTACAGCCACCTAAGGGACAAGATGAGACTTGGTGGCAGAGAACAAAAGAGAACGGAGTGTTTTATCATCCAGGTTATATGGTCAGGCTATCGGACGGCACACGTGCATTTCCGTACAAAGGTGAGCATGAGCTTCCAGTGACGAATGAATTCTTAGTCGTGCTCGCAGCCATAACCAGACGCATAGGAGGCTTTGAACATGTTAGGCGGGCGTTTAATCTGACCGAGAACCAACTCAAGGACTATATGACTAGGGTGATGACTAAAGATCACTACGATATAGCTGACCGGCTTGCTGATCCTCATGTGCATGTTCAAGGACTCCAAGATGAAATGACCATGCGCCGCAATGGAACGATATTAGAGAAGGACCCAGTTGTTAAAGTATGGACCCCATTTGGTGAGATGAATAGCAAGTACTACCCACGAATACGTGATACCATAATGGACCCATACGATCCTGAGATTGATCCTCATCCGACAAAGCGCAATGTGGCTACGGATGCTTATTGGGAAGAAGAGCTAACTGGTGCTGTCTATGCACAGAAGATGAACCTGTTAGACTATGTTAACGACCTTATGCGGAGGTCTAGGCACGTCGCTATTAGTCCGTATTTGGATGTGTACAACAAGATACTTAAAACTGACACAGTTACGAATGCAATGCGCAAATCGTTTGGGCAGGCCTGGGTTGACGCAACTCGGGAGTTCTTTAGCGATCTTGCCGGTATGCACGGAACGCCGTCTGGTATGGATCAAGCGTTCAACGATTTCTTCCGGACAGGTACACACCATGCGATAGTTCATGGAGTTGGGTTTAACATTGGGACGATTGCTAAGCATAGTCCGCAAGCTTCACTCCAGACCATTCTTGAGATGCCATTAAGAGTTCCAAAGGCTATCGGAACTATTGCTGGTGACTATCTGGTCAGAGCGGTCAGAAACTTGTATAAGACCAACACGGTTACTAGTCAACGTAGCGTGGACTTTCTGGTGAATGGTGGAGATATAGCTGGCAGGCATTGGAATGGGATGCAGGAGCTTAAGAGTCGAGGTAGGTACTACAAGGATGACCTTAACACAATTGCTGATGAAGCACTTGGGCGAATGACGCAGCTGCAACAGTTCGAGGGTGCAATGCGTTATGGTGGCACCTATACTCTATCTACAATTGACTCCGTGTTTTCTAAGCTGATCGCCACAGCTAGATACAATCTGGAAATGGATTTGGCGCATGAGGAGATTGGTAAGAAGGCGCTGACCGGTGAGCAACTCAATGATGCCATTTGGGATGCACACATAAAGGCCGCTACATTGGCTGCTAGGGCTGTTCGAGACACACACGGCTCACTGGCTATAACATCCAAGCCACAGCTGTTAAGGTCGCAGAACCCATTGATCCAAGCGGTATCGCCATTGATGAACTTTTTTAATAACGCACTCAATAGGCGCTATCGATCATTGTTCATGCTCAAGGATGTGTTGCTTAACACAACGCCAAGGAGTAGGTGGAGTGACCTTAGAACCATTAGCAAGGATATGTTCACGTACTTTGTGCTACCAACATTGATCGAAGATATGGTCGACCCGATATGTAAGGAAGAGGACAGCGGTGGGGTATGTGCTGCGAAGTTCATGGCTCAAGGTGTCGCTGCGCCGATACCTATCGTTAGAGATATTGTTCATGCGTGGTTAGCTGGTCGTGATCCGAGCTACGGAATAGGCTGGAACACTGGCACAATGATGCTCAGAGCAGGTAAAGAGCTAGGAAAGCTAGGCGATGATGATGTGAATTGGGGTCACTTAGCTGCGCCGTTCTTGTCGTTGTTGGGTCTTGCTCGTGGGTTACCGTTAGCCAAACCAGCCATGTGGATGAGTTACGGGTACGATGTTTGGAAAGAAGAACAAGAAGTGCCTGGACTCGCTGAACCTGAAGACCTTGCTAAATGGATACGGATTGCTCGGTGGGGTACGCCAGTAACGACTAGGCACGAAGAAGAGCGAGAGCGGCTTGGTGGGCGCATAATGAGGATGCTGGAGTGATGGGCGACTACAAGCACTATATATGGGCGACGATAGCGCTGGTTATAGCTGTGCTATTGGCGTGGTTACTAATAGAGCTAGCTCAGGCAGAGCAGCAGGAGCTATACGGTGGTGTGCCGCTTGATACAGTCTTGATTAGATTAGATAAGAAGGCATTGGATACAGCATATGAGCAGAGACTTGTCAAACTGTGGGAGATTTGGCTTTCACCAACAACTAAGGATAAGCACGGTTTCACTACTGGATTAAAGGTTGCACGACAGCGGTATAGCGAGGCGGCGATGGCTATAGCTAGCAGGGAAAAGCAACTGGAGGATGCCAAATGACACCCGGAGCGCTAGAAGAAGCTGGCAAATTTGCCAACAGTGTTGCGGCGGCGTTGGGCTCACAACCAATGACGCTAGCAATGATCGTTACCAATATCATGCTGATCGTCTTTATGTTCTATAGTCAGAACCAGTTTTATGACCAGCGGCAGGAGCTAAGTAAAATGTGGATTACTGAGAACTCACGTATCATGGAAATGCTGTCAAGATGTGTCGTCCCTAAACAAACAGGAGGTCTAGATGAGAATAGCAATCTCTAGCGGGCATGGGAAATACGTTTCTGGTGCAGTCGGTCCTTCGCCTTGGGGACTGCACGAACACAATGAGGCGGTGCGGGTTGTCGATGCTGTAACGCCACAGCTTAACACTGGCGGGAACTCAGCGATTAGCTACGAAGATACGACTAGCAGATCACAGCAGGAGAACCTTAACCGGATCGTAAGCTGGCACAACTCACAGAGCAGGGACTACGATGTCTCTGTGCATTTCAACTCCAATGGGACGACCGATAGCCCAAGAGGCTGCGAGGTTTATTACTACAGCCAGCAAGCATTAGCTGCGAGGATTAGTGCTGCGATGGCGTCATCAGGCGGGCTTATCAATCGAGGCGCTAAGAAGAACACTGGCCTGTACTTCCTGAACTCGACAAGTAAGCCTGCGGTCCTGCTGGAAGTCTGCTTCGTTAATAGCAGAGCCGATGCTGATCTGTACCGGCGGAACTTCACACCGATCTGCACGGCAATTGCGCAGTCGATCTTGGGTCAGGCTACACCTGAACCGCCGACGCCAATACCGCCTAGCGCATGGAGGACAGCAGGCAGGATGTCTTGGTTCGGTGGGCCTAATGATACTGGCGTATCATCTGGTGAAGGGCTGGCGTTCATCTACAACTACGACTCAGCTAAGCATCTGTTCCTACCGACGCAGCCTCCAAACACTACAGGTCTGGCAAGGAGATTGAACCCTGACATCTTCTATGTTGCGTGTCGGTGGGACTATAACTTCCCTGGCACATCAAAGAATGATCTTGCTCGGCCATCGTATCAAGCACTGGTTAGTGCAAACGGCAAGAGCTTCTTTGCATGGCCAGCCGATTGGGGTCCTCACGGAAGTACCAATAGAGTTGCAGACTTGAGTCCTGGGTTATGCTCGGCTCTTGGCTTAACCACTGATGACACTTGCGAAGTCATTTATCCTGCACCTGCGGAGTAATGAATACACGCAGACCTTGCTTGTCCACAGCCTTGCAAACTATCTGACGTGACTGCTGCATGGCTTCTATCATAGGCCGGATAGCGTGGGCCTGGACCTTGGTGCGGGCGAAGTTAACGACCTGATGTTCTCCGACACCATTTGGGTGTTGCTTAACGAAGTAGGCAATCTCGTCCATTACACGGCTGTCTGGACTAACGGTTCCGACTTGGAATATCATTGGCATAGATAGCTCGGCTTCGACGAGCCAGTTCATTGCACGGTTGAAGTCTATTACATCGAGTTTAAGTCTGCCATCACGATCTATATTAGATACCATACACAGCTTGAGCAAGTGCGCCCACCTGCGGGTAGAGTAATGGCGCAGCTTTGGGTGCTCTGGCACTGGGATTTGACCGGCTAATCGCCACTTGCTAGTCACGGCTCGGAAGGCATCGGTGTGTGTGAACTCTCCCATTATTGTGTTGATAAGCTTCAGGTCATGGATAAGGTGTTTTGGTTTGTCTACTGGTGGGTTGTCGAACACATCAATTATCGGATGATCCTCAGAGTAAACCATTATGACACGGCTCATGAGGCCTTGGTCCCATACGTAATCCTTTAGCGTGTGCAATAAGTTGGATGGTGTTGAACCACATAGCATAGTTAGCTGTGGCTTCTGGACTTTGATCCTGATGTTGGCTACTCGTCGACCTTCGGAGTACGGGTTGCAATCGTAGAACTCAACGAAGGCTGCTGTCAGCGCAGTATCGTATTGATCCATCAGCACTGAGAATTCGTCTGCTACAATGACCAGCGAATGGTATTCTATAGGTGCAAATGGGATATTGGCAATGAACCGTTTGGCCTCGTTCATGTGGTCTGAAAGTGATGCACGAGTCATCGAGGTTGAACCAAAGAACATTTCCGGCAATGCTTCTCTGGCTATGCCAGATGCAGCCATGATAGCCCGTGACTTTCCAATACCTGGTTGTCCAATTAAGAAGGTATACAAGTTTGGATACAGTGGCGTCGATAGGTTCACCCATACTTTCTGCTCCAATGTCGCAGCGATCATAGTGATCGCAGACCACCTGCGGAAGATCGGCGCTGACTCCAAGTTCTCGGTATGTTCGACAAACGACTCAATCCACGACTCACACGCACGTTTGCCGGGTCCGTTTATCATTGGGCTCGTAGGTCTTGAGGCCATCCGGATTATCCTTGCTGTGCTTCCCCCAGTTCCATCCAGTTTGGCAGCCATATGGTATGGTCAGAGTTCGATCATGCTTAAGCGGTATTTCATGCCAAAGTTGATCTTGAATTGTAGGGATAATTTCATCTTCCATTTCCTCAGGATACTGAACTGTGATTGAGTCATGACCCTGGAGTAATAACTCACAGTCACAAGCATGCCAAACACGAAGCATGCCCTGGTTGACGATGTCGGCTAGTGATCCTTGCGGATCGTAGGCAATGGCATCCCGGATAGTCTTGTCGTCGTCACGTCGACCGAAGAAGTGGCGCTTGCGCCCCATGAAGGAGATGATATACCCGTACGATTTGAGGCGCTCACCAACTGATGCATGCCACATCTCGTGCGCAGGGAAAGCTTTGAAGTATCTTTCTTGGAACTTTACTATTGCGGGCACATCTATCTTGTATAGCTTGCTCAATGTCTCAGGGCCTCCTAAGTAGTTAGTGCCGTGACCGATAGACTTACATAGCTTTCGTAGATCATGGTGCCGGTAATATGGCTTCTCTGCGATCTTTCTGTCCTGAGCCATATCACCGGTCCAACCATAATCGGGTTCGCATAGCCTGGACACTACGGTGTGCAGGTCGTTCGACTCACATGCGTCTAGGTATTCTCCTTTGCGGAATAGGTTCCATTCGATTGCGCCGACTATACGGGACTCGCCCTGCTCGGCGTCGAAGTTAGCTAGCTTCATTCCTTTGTCGGCAATGAAGGTAGACCGGAGACTTTCTTCAATGTTTTGTAGGTTACCACCACCCCCAAACTCGCTAAAACTAGAAGAAAACCTACCTGTGTTAGTGCCAGCAATGTTATAGCTTGTTCGCATGCGTCCATCGTTGTCTAGCTCCATCTTTAACACGTCCATCTTCTTGACGAGTTCCCGCAAGACTTCCATAAATCGAACTACTGGTCTTGCAATGCGATAGAACTCCATCCTCTCAAGTGCATCTCGATTCGCTGTGCGTTTACCCTCCTTGGTTAAGATTGGTGGAATGCGATAGATGTCGTAGAGAAGCTTGTGCAGGTCTTCGTACGAGCGCCAGTTAAATGAGTTAAGACCTGTGCCAGAGCAGACGATGCGTTCTAACACAGCCTCGTACTCGTCAACCTTACCGGCGTACTCTTCAAGAACTTGCTTGCGACGTTTCTGGTCGACAAGAACGCCTCGGACACGCATGTCGAACACAGGGCATTGGAGCGAACGGGAGAAGTCATAGGTCTTGGACGTGATCTCATCGAGTTGTGGTAATAGCACATCCAAGATTTCAGCCGTGACCATGCAGTCGAGGCCATTGTAGACCCAACTCGTGTCGAGGTCAGTCAGCCGAGTGGGTTTGCTTGTGTCAATTATCCGCATCAGTCATCACGTTTGATCGTAGTCTTGCGCTTACGCATCTGCTTCCAAGGACCTTCATCAGAGTACACAGAACCAAGGAACTCCAATGACTTGAGTAGCTCTGGTTGCAGAGCATGGTGAAGCAGCATCGTGTCGTGCATTGCGTTGCGAACTTTTACTCCCCAAGCTCGCCAGATGAACGTGATGTCATAGAGCCCGTTCTGGAATATCTTTGGAGTTGGTCGTTGTAGAATAGTTCTGACAATATCGATAGCTTGTACGTAACTACTGTGATCAGCCCAATAGTTCTTTCCTGGTTTTCTAATGTCTGCGAACGGAATGACGATAGCCAGATTTGAAGTTGGGGCGAACCCGATGCACGTAATAGTTTTTCCATACGTCTCAATGTCCACGCTAAGTCTTTCACAGGGTTGTATATATCGTCGGTCGAACTCATGTATATCCTCCAGGGTTGGCTCAATCCAGATGTGGCGCTTTGGACGACGGATGCCACGGTATTCTGACTCACGCTTGGCCTTCATTAAATCGATAACGGTGACTGCACGAAGGCCCCACTGTCGGAAGATGGCTGCGGGGTGATAAGTTGGCAAGACCTTATAGTCAGCGACGGTGTGTGTTGAGTATTGCACAATGCCACGAAGCTTACCGATCCTAGTCTTACCAAGCATAGCCCAACAGGCTGTGTTACCAAGGCAGACAACGACGTTGGGGTTAACGTTATCGAGTTCTTTAGACAATCGAACTAACTCGGGTTGATAGATACGGCTGACATATCTACCCGGTAGTAGTGATGGATAGCCATGGATACCATGCTCACGTGGGCCACAGAATGACTCGATCTTGTTTCCGGGTGGTTTAATGTTGAAGACGTTAGTGGCATAGCAATCGGCTCGGTGGATACCAGCTTCGGTTAGCATGTTATTAAGCAAATGACCAGTCGGCCCGACAAAAGCTCTACGTTGTCGAGCTTCGTACTCGCCCCAAGCTTCACCGATTAACATAATGTCAGTCATGATGCAGGGGTGGGGAGCCAAGAGCGGGAATACTGTACTCTTGGCTCCCCGACGCACCGGCTGGAGGTAGTGACAGTCGATGCGTTAGTTCACTTTAGTAACAGCGGAGACTACGGCGAATACTCCTTCGCCGGAGCGGTTGGCTTCATGTACGATGGTGATGATAGCCTGATGCCCAGCAACCTGCTCGATTGCTGCATTGATCGATAGGCTATCCTCAATCCCAAGATTCTTCAAGAAGACCGAGTTGCGATATGCCGTCTTGTCAGTGAGATACAACCGGGTTTGAACGGTCTTCTCACGCAAGGGCATGGTCGTGCCGTCTTGCTTCTCTAGCGCAGCCTTGAGGTCTTGTGGGTTTACGCTTTCCAAGGCTTCGAGTAGCTGGAACGTAATAGTCACGAATGGTGTGCCTGTTGAAGCTTCTCCAGGCTCTGCATGACCAACCACCATTGCCAGATAGTCGCCTGACGGCACTGGCTTTGGTGGTTTGATGTCGCTCATGGGCATGTCCATGATCGATGAAAAGTTCGGTGCTTGTCTTCGTGGTGCAGTTGCCATTGTCATCTCCTACTTTTCATTTCTCAATACAGCAAAGAAGTCTGCAAGGCCGGTAGAGATTGGATACTCTGGTAGCATTGCAAACGGTGCAGGGTTCTTGAGGTCGATCATTGCAGTTGGGGTTGTTTGTATTACACGCTTACCTCCTTTCACTGAACACAGAGCGATCGAGTTGAAGTAGGACCCGATCATAGGGCTTAGGGCCTTCCCGATTGCATTGGGAAATCCCTTAAGAGTTCCGTCTTCTTGGTCGATGTAATTGATATGAGTAATGACTATCACATTGGTTCTAAATAACTCAGATGATATATTGCCAAGCATAGCATCGATTGCCTGTTGCGCATGATAGTAATTCATCCGAGGGTCTTTCGATGGTTTTAATTGTGCAGACCAATCGAATGCACCTTTAGCCATATGGGATAGCGAGTCGATTGCAAGAATTCTGTCGGGTCCCCATTCAGCTGGTGGACCAAGGTCTACGTCGTCGTATTTCCATCGGTCGAGCATCTTAAGACCAGTAGGAAATGCTAGCGCTTGGCCTATGACGCCCTCGTTGCTACGTTTATCACGTAGGGTTCGGAATTCAACGTTGCTGATCTTGTCCGGACATTCGTGCAAGATGTGCTGCTTCAATGGGTCAAGCCCATTGTCATAATCAAGGATGCCAAGCCAGTAGTCTGCTTTGACTAATGATGCTAGGCCTCCGGTTTTGCCTGTGCCGGGATTACCTAGTACTATCATCTTGGTGTACTGGTTGCTCTGGTGTTGATCTAGAGTTGGCATATCTATATCTCCTGATCAGTTCTTCTAGCAGTAGCAGGTCCGTGTTCTTAAAC